GAAGAAGATGAAAATGAAGAAGAAGAAGCCCAGCAAAGAGTAGAAAATGCCCTAGCTGAAAAACAGGCAAAAGATGATATTACACAAGCGGCTGGTGACGTAGCAATTCAATTCGGTCAACTCTTACAGCAGTTAGGTGAAGAAAACAGGGCTATTGCAATAGCCGGGATAGTTACCGAGCAAGTTGCATCCGTTGCAAAAATCATTAGTGCTACTGGTGTAGCAAATGCAACAGCAGCCGCAGCGTTGCCCCTTACTGGTGGTATGCCGTTTACTGCTATAAACTCAATAAGTGCAGGTTTATCAATTGCATCCGGTGTTGCTAGTGCAGCAAAGGCAATCGGAGCGTTAGGCGGTGGAGGTGGTGGACTTCAAAGGGATGCCCCTAGTGGTGGATCTGGTGGAGGTGCAGCCCAGCCACAAGCCCCTAGTTTCAATCTAGTAGGTCAGGGCGGTTTGAATCAAGTCGCTCAGTCATTGAATCAGCAAAATGATAGACCGATGAAAGCCTACGTAGTCGGTAAAGAAATGACCTCACAACAGGAAATGGATAGAAACATTAAAGATACTGCCACTTTATAAGCCAGCCAAAGGCTTAAAGGTTCACATCCTACGGACGGTTAACCCTCATTTTCCAAAAACGGCCATTTTCTCTTATAGGGAGTAGATGAACAAATTAGACCTTTTCAGACTTACATACGACCCCAAAAAGGATAAAGGCGTTTACGGCCTTTCATTGGTCGCAGATCCCGCAATGGAAGGGATGTTTGTTGCATTTGGTAAAGATGATAAGCCGGAACCCTTCAAAATGGAGTTTTCGGATATCGACAAAGAGCAGCGTATCATTATGGGCGTTGCCTTAGTTCCACACAAGCCTATTTACAGAAATCAAGATGGTTACGAGTTCAATGTATATCTGGAAAAATCCGATATAAAGAGCGTAGCACACAATTTTCTAAAATCCCAGTTTAACAACAATTCAACTATTGAGCATTCTAAAAAAATCGACGGTGTTTCGGTCGTAGAATCTTGGATAGTCGAAGATGAAGCTAACGATAAATCCAATTTATACGGATTGAAGGCCAGCAAAGGCAGTTGGGTAACATCGATGAAAATTGATAATGAGGAAGTCTGGAACGAATACGTAAAAACGGGTAAGGTACTAGGATTTTCAATAGATGGATTATTCACATTACAAAAAATAAATTTTAATAAAACCAGTATGGCAGATAAAACATTAGCCCAAGAAATAAAAGAAGGATTTGCAGAATTGAAATCACTTTTTTCAGGAAAAGAAGTAACCCCGGAGCCTGTAAAAATGGCATCCGCTAAACTTGACGACGGTACAGAAGTACAGTTTGATGGTGAATCTATCGCAGTCGATACAGCATTATTTACTACTGATGCAGAAGGCAATCAAGTCGCTGTTAAAGATGGTGAACACAAATTAGAAGATGGTTCTTTCGCAGTTACAGTTGAAGGTATCGTTACCGAATTGAAGCCCAAAGAAGAAGCCCCAGCAGAAGAAACTGAAATGTCAGATGAAGATGCCGAATTGAAGGAACTTAAAGAAATGTTGGATGTTTTGAGAAGTGAATTTGCAACTGCAAAAGAAGGTTTTGAAACTAGCTTATCCGAAAAGGATACCAAGATTACCGAGTTGGAAACTCAATTGAGCAAAACCCCGGCAACAAAGCCAAAGAAGCATACCCCAGCAAAAGCTAATTTTTCAAGTGATAAACCAATGACACTTGCAGAAGCAATCCGATTTAAAAAACAATAATATCAACTAAGGTCTAAACCCAAATCTGACCATAACTTAATCTAAATTATTATGCCTACAGTAAATGTAAATAACCAAGCCTACCAAGGCGAACCCGGAGTTATCGTAACCGCAGCTCTAAATGAAGCTAGAACTATCAAACAAGGTCTAGTATCCTTTGCACCTAACGTAAGAACTAAATTCAATATCCCTTCTTTGACTGATGAAGGTGGTTTTGTTGATGCAGCTTGTGGATGGAATAGTGCGGGAACTATCACACTTGATAACAAAGGTATCGTTATCAAAAGGATAATGAAACAAAGAGAGGTTTGTAAAGAAACTTTCATTGCAGCGCACAATACAGAAGGCGAAATCTTGGAAGCTATCATGGAACAGCAAGTTCTTAAAGCAGCCGAAAAATTCGACAAAGATATCTGGATTGGCGACAATACAACTAGCGGGGATTTCGGTGGTCTAATACCATTGTTTGAAGCTGATTCAACAGTAATAAAGCCTACTGCATCCGGGAATGCCGTTACAGAAGCGAACGTTACCGCAGAACTTAAAACAGCTATCGCAGGGATACCCTCACAAATCCGATTGAAGTCAGATTTGAAAGTAGTTGTTTCTTCAAACGTAGCACTTGCATACGAAAATTTCCAAATTGAGAAAGGTATCAATGCTCTTGCAGATGCAAGCGACAGAGGTACAAGATTTTCACGTTACAACGTAACAGAAATGCCATACCTAGAAGATAATACTATCATAATCTATCAATCTGCAAACGTTTGGACTATTTCCGATGTTAACAACCCGGAAAATGAAGTAAGAGCGGTTGACAAAGATGTTACCGATCTTGACGGAATGGTACGTGCTAAAACCCTTTTCGGTGGTGGTACTGGATACGCTCACGGATCTGAGATCGTCTACTACGTTTCAGCCTAATACACCCAAATTTTACTAACCAAAAATCAAGGGATTGGATTTTTTCCTAATCCCTTTTTTTCATAAAAATATACAATATGCCAAGTTTAGCAACAGCAGGGCGCAAACATTGCGCTAAAGATACCCTAGGAGGTAACAAGGCCGCTTTTTTCATAAATTTCGTAGATGATTCCTTTACAGTTGTAGATGGTGAAGCTACTGCAATTAACGTTGCAGTTACCGACGTTTTCAAATACGAATTACTTAACGACGGTAACATTTTTGACCAAAATATAGTATCCGATTTCAATGCGGGAACTACTACCAACACCCAGACAATAACCCTTTTATTCCCTAAACTGGATAAAGATACGGCCTTACAGGTCGATTTATTGGCCAAAGGCCGACCAGTTATTGTAATGCAGGATAGGCAAGGTAAATACCGTGTAGCTGGTATCTTGGATGGTTGTGATCTTACAGGTTCAACTTTGTCAAGTGGTGGTGCAAAAGCGGATTTCAACGGGTTCAATTTAACCTTTACCGCAACTGATCAAAATTCGGCACCTACTTTGACAGCCGACACATTAACGGCACTTTTGGCCTTAGTATCCGAAAACCAAATCGAAGCTTAATTTCTTCACTCACAGATTAACTCTAATCTATTTGAACCCTTGCATCCCGCAGGGGTTTCTTTTTTCCAAATCAATCCAATTTTTCTTATGGGTGTAGTGAGTAAACCCAAACTAAATGAACGCCTTACAGCCTACAACAGAACCCCAGCAACTACTTTTTATTCCCCGGCACAATTCCCAGACGGTGTATGTAGAACTGGTAAACGAATTGACCGATTTATCAGTCACCTACGAATTTGATACGGTCTATTCGGACGGTTTTATGAATGTGCCGATCGCACACAACTTTTCAGAGGGCGAAAACTACCAATACGAGGTAACTGACCTAACAGGTAATCTAATGTACCGGGGTAAGATATTCATAACAGGCCAGAGCAATCTACAGAACTACAACACCCACAACGATATACTTTCAATATAATGAGCGAGCAAAAACAAACAGTCGAAAATTTTATTTCGATGATAAAGATGAACAATTACCAACGGCCAGTAGTTAAAGAGGTCATTGGTAAGGATTACGTATTGAACGGAACCAATAACAGCCATTTTCAGACGCTAATTGATAGAAAATTAGGTAGCCCGACAAACAGCACCATCATTAACAAGTATTCAGGCTTTATCTACGGTAAGGGTCTAACGACTACGGATATCGATAAGAGCATTTTAGCATTGTTCCCAAAGAAGGATGTTAAGAAAATCGTAGCGGATTACAAACATTTTGGATCGGCAACTTTTCAGGTCATTTACTCAAAAGGTAAGGGAGCGTTAAGGAAAGTTACGGGCATCTATCACATCCCACGCCAAACGATAGCCCCGAATATTATGAACGATGAAGGCGAAATCGAAGGCTTTTGGTATTGCAGGGATTGGAGTAATACACGAAAAAACGAACCTGAATTTTTCCCAGCGTTCGGAACTTCAAAAGATGATATCGAGATATATGAGATAAAGG